AAGCACTAGAAGCACTATTAGAAGCGGCAGTAGCACTAGAAGCTGCGTTAGTAGCTTGAGTAGTTGCGTTGGTCTCAGCAGTTTCAGCATTAGTCTCTGCGGTTTCTGCTGCTGTCTTAGCAGTATCTGCTCCAGTTTTAGACGTGGCTGCTGCAGTTGCACTTGTAGCTGCTGCTGTAGCACTATTAGCGGCTGCTGTAGCACTAGCAGCACTATTAGCCTCTGCTCCTGTTATACTTGAAGCACTAGCGGCTGCTGCTGTAGCACTAGTGGCAGCATTAGTTTCTGCCGTTTCTGCATTTGTTTCTGCCGTTTCTGCGTTAGTTTGCGCTGTTTGTGCGGCAACTTTGGCAGCTTCAGTATCTGCAATTAGAGCATCTAAGTCATAACTGTCAGCTAATACTGATGATGTAGCAATTCCGTACCCTCTATCAATAGCCATTGTTTACAATCTCCTAATTCTGCGTAATACCGCTAAAGCCCATCTTTTTCTTCTACTTAATTTCATAACACTCTCTCCTAAGTTTAATGTGAAACTCTCCCCATAAAGAGGAGAGCTCCGTGGTTAAACTTACGACGTAAGTTCTTGAATAGAACCCGGACGAATAACCTTAGTACCGTAAACAGTATCAGCAGTAAATAAATCTGCAAGAAACTCTTGCTTATACTGTGTCTGTGTGCGTACTGCTTGCTGAGTTGCTAAGACAAGAGCGTCTCTTTGGAATAAGAACGCTTTTTCAGTATTACCAGTACCTACTTGAGTAGACATATAAACGTCTACACCGTAGATTTGACCGATTTTACCTGTCTTAATTGCATTACCATCACCAATAAAAGATTGCTCAGTAAAGCGCTCTTCAGTCATTAGTGCAGTCATACAAGAAGGAGTAACAATTAGAGCACGACCTTCTAGAGGAACGTCGTTATCATTAAGAGCTTCCAATCCTACTAGGATAGAAGCGTCCCAATCTGTTACACTTGCAATTACAGAATTACCGCCAGTTAGTGCAGAAGCACCGTCTAGGTCAGTAATGATTTGAGAGTCTACATTTTTTGCGAGCGCATAGCCAGCATCGTCTGTGTAGAACTTGCGCATTGACGTCAACGCCTGAAGCTCTGCGATATCTTCAATTTGAGTTGACCATTCAAAGTGCTTGTCAATAACTACTGCTGTGTCAGTTGCTGTATCAGTAACATAAGTAACTGCAGTATCTTTAACTTTCGCACTTGCAGCGTTACGACCCGGTGTTGGGATGTGGATAGTATCGCCTTTTTTACCTGCGTGGTTTAGGTTACGAACTAGATTAGCCGCAACAAGGTTTGCTTTGTACGTCGCAACAACTTCATCACTCCAAATTTCAGGAATGAACGCTGCTGCGGTCGTGATTGTCATATTTGCCATTTCAATTAACTCCTATAAGTCATATTAGCATTTTATTAAACAACCCTACCTTCTGCATAAGCCGCATAGATTTCATCTTGTAGTGACTCATACCGATTAGGGTTTTCCATTTTTAAGCGAATTAGGTCAGCACGTCTAAACGTCTTACCTCCTTTGCCTGAGCCTGAAGATGTTCTCGATTCTGCTGTTCCTGCTTTAAGCGCTTCTTTTCTTTCTACTTCTGCCTTTTCTTTGACTTCTTGCGTCTTACTAATCATCGACCTGTCTTTCCAGTTGGTCAGTAACTCGTTAGCCGCATCAAAGTTATAAGCGTCAGCCGCTTGAAACATTTGCATACGAATCGGACTATCTTGTACCCATTCCTGAAATGCCTTGTCTTGTACGACTTCGGTAAAATCAGGATGTGTTTGTTTCAATCTTGCCTCAGCTCCAGCTTGTGCTTGTTGAGCTTGAAACTGTTGAAACTCTTGAAACTTAGGGTGATTTTCAATCATATCGTTGACCGCTTTATTAGGGTCATCGAAAAAATCTACATCATTATCTTTAGTTTCTAATGGAGTGTTATCTTGTGGATTTTGCTGTCGAGAGACTTCAGCTTGTAGGAAACTATCTGATAATTTTCTTAACTCTCCAACTTCCTGTGCCTTACGACCTAGTTCCTTTTCGAGGTTAGTGTAACTATCTATAATTTCTTCTGTTGACTTTCCGGCAAACTTAGAAGGTATTTCTGAACTTTCTGTTGCTTCCGAAGCATCTACTGCCTCAGCAACTTGGTCCATAACTTCTTCTGCTGTTGTGTCTGTTATCGTACTGTCATCTATATTTGAAATTTCTACATCTGCTGGTACTTGCGCCTCAGCGTCCACTACTATATTACTCATAATTGTCATTCTCCGCCCCTCTCAGGGTTATGAAGTTAAAAAATGGTGGGGCTATATGTCTAGTTCTTCCACCGCTTGTTTAGTTGTCGTTTCTAAAGCTATAATCTGCCTTAAAATTGACAACTGACCCTTAGCGAACCAAAGGTCTTTCTCAGACTCTGCTGAGTCTAATTTATTATAGATTTCTTCGAGATTTTTTAGTTCTTCAACTAAGTCTCTCCATCCATCTTGTTCTATTAAATCTTGTCTAGCTCTATAAAACTGTTTAGTTTGGTCGTCTAAGTGCGTTTGCATAGTTTAGAGCTGTCTCCGATTTAAGATGTTCTACTTCAGGTATGTTTCTAGCTGTCTCTGAATACTGCTTTTCTATATCAGCTTTCATTTTTTCTAGTTCCATCATTTTCTTCTGTAGACCCATAATTCTTTCTTGTACGTCTAATTCATTTTGTGGCTGTGATGACCCTGCATCTGCTTGGTGCTTCATAGCTCTAGCCTGTTCTTCTTGTGCCTCTGCTAATGTCTTCTGTATATCAGCCTGTAACTGCTGAATTTGTAGTTCTTGAGCCATCTGCTGCATTTGCTGCTGTTCAGGATTAGGCTGGAAACCCTGCATAAGTGATTGTACCACTTGGTCTCTATTATGGATACTAGAGTTCTGAAAGATAGCTAACAACAAGACATTGAAAGCTGGAGAGTCTTTCGGAATTGACTGGAGCATTTGTACCATTTGCTGCATTTCAAGCTCTTTAGCCATAATACCCATAGTAGAGTAGGGTACGAACTTATAATCAGTAACAGGATACCTGTCTACATCAAATTGTATTTTTCTCCACATACTCTTGTTAATCATTGGTATGAGGAATGTATTTTGGAAGTTCATAAGAGTACGTTTTTGTCTCTTAATGCTTGCAGACTGAATCATAGACATACCACTTGAAGTGGCTCTATCCGGAACACCCATATCAGCACTTCCAGTACCCATCTGAATCATATTTTGCAACGAAGCAACCTGATTGTAGGTATGTTGGTCGGTCTGACCTAATGTGAGAGGCATAATAGCCTGTCTTGGGTCTCCATTAGTAAGGATAGTTTTACCGGGACGCACCTCTAGTTTGATGCCTCTCGGTAGTCTAGTAGCGTCTGCGGCTACCATTGGAGTTGTAGTTAATGCTAGAGAGTCAATCCTAGCTCTCATTTCTGCATCTAATGCTTTTTGTGGATTATATCCCTTCTCACAAACCCCTCTCCCCCAAAACTTGTTTGGGACGATGTCGTGTTGATAACTAACAAAAGGTCTATCAACCATCATAAATGGATTTTCTTCTGCTCTTAATATGTGAGAACCGTTAGCAAGTGTAACTACAGCTTCTACTAACTCATCCTCGTCATATTCAAAATCATCTTCGTCTACTTTAGAGTTTAGGAACTTTCTAGGTACTTTACCCCAATACTCACAGATTTTAATTTGGTCTGAAGCATCTTTACTAATATATTCAGGGTCGTATCCTACTTGTACGACGTCTGTATCTCCTGCTATATCGACTTCTCTGTATATACCCTTGTCCATACCCTCAGATAAGACATAACGTGGCTTATATACCTCGTGAGCGACTCCTAATGCCTCATTAATACTATTAGCACTTGGGTCTATAATAAATTCTTTAGGAGATACCGCCTCAACCCTTACATCTACGCTAGAATAATTTTCTATCTGTCTTGATGTTGTAAGTGTTCCTTCTACAGGAACTTCTACAGGTCTTCTCTCTGTTTTCTCTTCTGTGATAATCTTAGCAATGCCCGTACCGTATACAGCACCGTTAAGAAATACTTCACATAAAGCATCTTTACATCCCGCACCCTCTAAATCTTCTTGTAGGAGGTTACGAATATACTCTATATCTTGTTTATTTTGGTCCAGCGTGTCATCTTGTATGTCGAACCATTTTCCTCTGCCAAATGTAGCTTCTTCTAATTCTGCTACACTAGCTTCTACTGCTTGTTGTAAGGCAGGAGTAATAATTTTAGATTTTTCTGACCTGCGGTTTTGGTCTTCTACAGTCCACATACCACGCCATAGACGATAATATTCGTCCCATTGGTCTAAATAGTTATTATCTCTATGATTTCTCCAGCTTTCTAATCTACCGGATAACCATTGAGATAAAGCTCTATAATCTGTTTCTGATTCGTAATTTGCCATTTATATCCTTATCAATATCCTGCTACTTCATCAAAAGGTTGCCAATCCTCATCAATCTCTATTGTGTGCATAAAGTCTGCTACTGACACTTGGTCGATGTAGGCGAGACTATCCACCATATCGTCGTGTGTTCCGCTTGTAGGAAACTCTAATAACTGTGATTCAAAGTCTCTATTCCAATTTCCTTTATTAAAAGAAATCTTTCCGTGTTCCATTCTACCTTGAAGAGACCAAGTAATCCTATCTGCTTTCTTCTTACCGCCGTGGGTCACATCTGTTATAACTACCCACCTACCTTGTGCCCTCATCTCATCTTCTAGATAAGGCAGTATGGCGTTCTTTAATGCACCTGATTCTATTCCGACAATAGTTGCCTGATTTTCAATTGCAGCCTGTAATATTTTAGAAGCAGTCTGTTTAATATTCCATCTACCGTGGAGTATATCTTTGACCCACCATTCATCATTGTTGATTTTAACGATTGATATAGCTGTTTCATCCAGTTTACTCCCTTTAAGACCACGTTCTTTTTCAACCTTTTCAAAGCCAGCCGGGTCAACCGCAATAACGTAATTACCTTCTTTTGGCTCTTCTGTGTCATACTTTATCCAGTCTTGCTTAAATATACCACCAGTAAAAGAGACAAAACTAGCTTCAAATTCTTGCCTGAAGGCTTGGGTAGACATAGTCTCCCTAGCAACTTTTATCTCTTCAGGGTCTAATATCGGATTGTCTGTAGAATTATATTGGAACGCTTCCCAATCTTCATTCTTATCTTCATCCGCTTCTTTCCATATATCGTAGAAGTGATTCTTACCTGCGGGCGTACCTATAAATAACGCACCACCTTTTACATCTGCAAGCGTAGGTCTTATAATCTGTTCCCACACTTCGACCTTCATAGAGGCATATTCATCGAGGACTACATAAGCTAGTCCTACGCCTCTTAAAGTATCCGGTCGGTCACTCCCCTTTAAGCTAATCTTTCTACCGTTGACTAAAGTCATAGTAGCTGTATTCTCGTGGGTCTGTTCTATTAAATCTGTATCCTGAAGTAATTCTTTCAGCATACCCCACATAATATCTTTAGCCTGTTGGAATGTAGGACCTATATAAAAGACATCCTTATCTTCCGACTGTAGTGCTTTAATAATTAATATCCAAGCTGCTAACCTAGATTTACCAAAGCGTCTACCCGCACTTACTACTTTAAATCTTGCTGTACTATTAAAGATTTCTAACTGAGCCGGGTGTAGCGAGACGTCTAACTCTCTACTCATTCCCTTTGCCTATCTTTATAATAGTCTCATCTACTTTCTCTTCTGAGATTATTACACCTTCTTCATACTCTAAAGGCTTTTTATTATCTTCACTTATTACTTTCTCAGTAAGACCACCAACATTAATTACAACATTGCCCTTACCTTCTTGTGACCTTAACTCTACTGCCTTAGTTGTCGGTAGGATTCTATCCATACACATTTTAAGACAAGTCCTGTCACCTTCGAGTGCTAAATCTATAACTCTCTGTACGATCTCCGGACCTTTTGCAGACATCAACTCTCTACTTAAAGCTGTATACTTGTTGACACTACCTTTTGGTCTACCGTTTGGGTTTAAAGACGGCATACCTTTGTATAACTTTGGTGAACCTCTATTCTTTTTACTCATTTTAGCTCCTTAGTGATACTATAGTTTCAACTAAAATGGTAATTAGAATGATAATAAAAGGTTATTTCTAAGAGAAGCCTTTTTAGGTGAATCTTTTTTTAATCTATAGTAATATTATAGCATACTTTTCGATGAATGT